AATATACACCGGCTATAGAAAGAGATGCATTCTTCAGATGGTACTCTTTAAGCTTGTTCAAGGTCTTGATATCATGCAGAGCCGTAAGGACAGGGCCTCTGCCATACTTTTCGCCACTTGCTTTCATGTATCGGGATACAACCCAAGGGAATGAGTTCAAGCGTCTATAGACAATTTCATCTTCACCTTCCTTGGTGATAACATGATAGTGAAAAATGCCTTCATCCTTGTCATAGCAGGTAATCTCATATAGCTCTATCTTCTCATCTGGTCTGCCATCATATTTTTGTTTGAGCTGATCTGGGATGTCAGCATCTGGGAACTCCTGATCAACAGCAACAAAAGGAATGCGATGCAGACGATATACCTTATCAACTGTACCAAATGGCCCTTCATCATAAGCAATAAGAAAAGAGGGAACGGCTGTATAGCGAATGGGTTGCAACTCGTCACCGGGTTGGATGATCATTACAGCCGTTCCGATAGCTAACTCAAGGAGAAACTCACCCATCGCCATATCGAAATTGGATTGCCGCATAACATCAAACATCGTATCGGCATACTGATCTAGTACCCTCTGTATCTCAACGTGTCTTTCTTTGGGGATTTCATCTCCCGGAACTAAGCGACACCAATGCCGTTGTGTAGGGAAGACCCCAGACTGAAGACGGTTGGCAAATCTCTGGGTAGCGTGGATAGCCGTGCTATCGTAGACCCGGTTCATCTTATCGTTTTTGGGTGAGGTAGTCTCGTAGTTGCCATCATAGAGGTTTCTGTTTGGCAGGACATAGCGATAGGCATCTTCATAGATTGACCGCCATTCATCCTTGTGGGCCATAGCTTTCTTGAAGCGACCCTTGAGTGTGGTTACATCAAGTCTCATCCGTAGCTTCGATTGACCTTAATCTTTCCCCCCGTCTGTTTCGCCATCTTTTTCGCTTCCGCTACTCCCTTCTTCGTGTACTTGAACTTCTTCTTCTTTGTTCCGTCCTTCGTCTTGTAACTCACCATAGGCATCGCTCATCTCCTTCTTTCTTGGGTTGCGTAAATACTTTTTCATTATCGTGGGTTTCTATCCGGCCCTAGCGTTCTTTGAACTTGAATAGGATTTCCTTGGGTTTGATCTTGCCTATCACCCAACAGCTGGCTCATCCCCCCGGTTTTCATCTTTCGCATTCGCTGATTTATCTTTCGACGCTCTTGAATTTCCTGTCGTTGCACTTTTTCTTCCTGTGCTTGTGTTCGTTCCTCTGTTTTCTGACGTTGCTTTTTTTCTTCTTCACTCGGGCCACCGCCACCGCCAAATAAAAATCCCATTAGAAATACCTCGCATATAAAAAAAAGTCTTCTTGGTTGGGGCCAAAGTTTTTCATCAGCCCTTCTTTTTTAAATACCATCATTTCAATCCATCTTACAGCCCGTAAGTTTGCCGAAAATACATAACATTGGTATCGTTTTGCTCTTAAAACCTTGGCGGTATACTCAAAAAAACGTATTGAGGTGCGGTGCATTTTTATTTTGTGGGTGTCAAGATCTGTTGCAGGTATGAGCCAACATTCGTAGCATCCTTTCCAGTAGGGAACTAACCCAAACATAGCAAATACTTGATCATCAACAACTGCGGAGAAGGACATTCCTTTGGGAAGTCGGCTTACCAACTGCTCTTTATTGGCTTGGACAAAGGTACTATCGGCAGATCTATAGCTTATCGTGTCAATATGATGCGGCTCAAAGTCTACAATCTTTGCGTGAACTCCATCAAGTTTGGCTACTTCTGTGATTTCATCAGGCAAAAACATCAAAATCGCCCCAAGCATTTGCCGTTTTATAGAAGTGAGGGGATTTGCCCCTGACCATGTTGCGATGCTCACCGCCCCCAAGAAGAAGATACCCCAGACTATCGGCAACGTGGGAGTTGTGGTCTTTGTTTGGAACATCCTTGAACCGTTCATGCCCCGATCCCATAGCAACCCGTTTGAAATGATAGCCCCCAGCCAGAGCTTTTCTAAGACGAACACACTCACGATGCACCATAAAGCCTGGTTTGCCGTCTATCAGTCGTGTCATTGGGATAGCCCCTGCTTCTCTTCGGGTCTTAAATTCGTTGGTAGCCGTTGGTCGAGCGACTAATCCATGTGTTTTGAGGTGATCAAAGGCTGTTTGCTCATAGATCATATCCCTTGCTGATCCTGCAGGGTCACCCCATATCATGCATTCAAACTTTGGAAACCATGTTTCTAGCTCTGATTTTAGTAGATGGGCAAAGCGTTCTAGCCCCATATCAAAGGTTACTATCTCGCGGAGAATATGCCATCGACCGTTTTGCATCTTCTGACCAAACACCGCAGAGGGTGTAAGTCCAAAGTCAAGACCCACTTGCACTGGAATACCTTCTTTGATCACAAGATCATCAGACATTGAGTGGTCATCATATTCGGGCCAGACGGGTCTTCCTTCTTGAACATAGGAATATTTCCCTTCAGCGTAGCATCGTATCCAATCCAAGGTCTTACCGGGGATCAACTGCTCATAGTATCCATCGGGCAGATTAGTGAGGTTTTCTGCTTTGGGATTGGTTTGCCACCATCGACCTGCTTGATACATAAAACCTTGTGCTTCTGGCATATCGGCAGGGACATCATCAGCATGAACTTCCTTTACTCCCCCCGGTTGTTTATAAAAACTCCACTTAAATTTTCCGCTAGGCTTTTCTTTTTCTGCCATATGGTAGATGTAATGGTCATCATCTGGGGGGTTGGTGTCCATAATGATACCACGCCACGTTGGCCCACCGTCTGATTTTGTTGGATAGCGACCAACACGATGCGATAAACCATCAATCACCGCCTTGGGCAACTCTTTTGCTTCGTTAACAAAAGCCCCGGTGAGTTCCAGAGACAACAGTTTCCGTACATCTTTTGGTTGATCAAGGGCAAGAAACATAACCTCCATATCAATACCTGCTGCTCCTTCTTTTGAGGGAAGACGAATATGATGCTTGATTGGTGGCGCATGATGAACATTACCCCAGACATCTTCCGGGAATAACTCAAGCCAGGTCTTGAGAGTAGTGGTCTTCAGCATAGGATAGGAGTTTCTGACAACAGCAAAGCGTGAATACTTGATGCCATCCCTCGGACTGGGTTTCTGCATAACGGCTCTTCGAAACAACTCCGCACAACACGCATAAGATTTCCCAGAACCTACAGGGCCCATAATGGACTTGATAAAACTATCATCATTGAGAAACTTCCATAGAACCGGGGAGCGAGAAAAGTCTAGGTTCATTCCTCCATCGGGCGTGATTTTCTTTTCTTCCATCGAAACTTCTCCTTTCTGATATATGCCTTTAGTTTCTTAACAAGCTCTGGACGGAGATACCGTATCTGATACATCCTCTCATCCGGCTTGATAGGTTTGAGAGCAAACCGTTTGGCAAACTCCTCATCCTCATTCATCCTTCGGACCTACCATCTTTACTTCAACAACGGCTGGCTTATCGCTCGTTTTGTCTTGGTCAAGCAACCCGGAAGCCCTTGCCAATGTCCTCAGAACACTCACCTTGTCAATCATCTCAATATCTATGGCATTCTTTCCATCCGCAGTTGGAACAATCCTTATCTTCTTGATTGCCGTAAGAACACTATCCGGGATAGATGCACTTGACTTAACCTTGATATTTCCCTCTTCATCCCAAGACAATACGTCTGATATCTTAGCAGTAGAAAGATTGATGAGTTCTTGAGCCAACTTATCCCGGTTGTCAAAGATAACATCCGACCCACCAACCTTTCTCTTTACTGACCGAACAGACCCTAGCTCCTTGAGATTAGGAAACTGTATCCTTGGTCTAGACTTTTTCTTCACAACTCAACTCCATAATACTGTTGATCAATGGCTCAACATCTACCATCCACTCCATAGCCTTCTTCTTTGTAGAGAATGATGCCTGTGTGTTGATGTATGCCCAACTATCCACCGTATCTTTTTCTGACCGCATATTGACAAGACCCTTCTTCATCCATCCAGCTTTCTGCTTAAAGGCATTCTTACAATTCTCACTGCAAAAAACCTTGTTACTTCGTGTCTGCTCAAAGTAATGGCTACAACCTTTACGACTACCATAATGCATGAAAAACCGACAGGCTCTGGTCTTGTTTAAGGTGCTGTTCACTGCTACAGATACCCACCACCGGTCATCCTTTTCCTCTAGGTCAAATTGGAATTTCGTCATCTAATATTTCCTCAGTAGCTCTGTTAAACGCATCAGCATTACTCTTTGGCTTTTGCTCGAATAACGATAACCATACTTCGCCATTCTCATTCTGTAAGGGGAGGGCATTCAGCTTGATACCACTTATCTTGCCGTCATCTCCTTCAAAGGCTACGCCAACATTTGTCCATCGTTTCTTGTCTTGACCGACAACTTTGCGACCAGACACAACATCATAATATTTCATTATTAACTCCATCGTTTTGTGAAAAATATTTTTGTGAGACACCCGCACATAGGCTGACACCCCACCCCCCATAGGTGTTACTTTTTTTTTGTTGACCCCATCGACACCTTTTTTTTACAGCGTCAAACATAAATATTATACATTCTAGAGGGTCATCTAGATTGTGTAACGCTTGTAAATCTTGAACGATTAACTGTCCGTTTGATAATGTCTTTAACACTTTCCTTCTCCTTTTTATTAAAGAACTTGTCATAGTATGCTAGTGAGAAAGGTGGACGCTTACCATTCTCTTTGAAATGATTTAGTGAAGTTAAGAATGTCTCAAGCAGTACGTTCTTGTCGTGTCCTTGCCCCAGATACTTCTCTACTATTGCTATCTGTCTTTCATCGTTTCTCCATCCAAGCATTGCTCCTAGCCTTTCTTCTCTCTCTTTGGAGTAAACTGTACATATCTGCCTAGCAATATTTCTAAAGTCTTTATTACTACTATTACTACTATAGTTATGGTCAACTTGGGAGTTTACTTTTTTGCCCTCATAGTCAACCTGCAGGTTTACTTTTCTATCTACATAGTCAACTTGGGGGTTGACTTTACTAACCTCTTCTAGCGTCTCTTTTACGTCCTGTTCAGCCACAAAGTCTGGCTTGTTATGGGCGATAATATCCTCATCAGTAGCTTTGGGATCGTACAATATTCGCCACGTTGCACCCTTTCTTCCCTTCTTTCTGAGAGGGTTTTCCTTGTAGATCTTCTTGATGTAGCCACACTTCTCAAGCAGTCTCATCTGTCGGCTAACTGCTTGCTTGGTAATACCAAGTCTATTGGCGATGGTAAGCTGGTTAGTAAACACAATCCCGGAGTGCTGATTGGCGTGGCAGCAAATTGTACCAAGTACTCTGATTGTACCGTTCTGCACTCTGGCATCGGCAAAAACCCGGCTAGGAAGTACAGAAAAAGGGGAGGGGGCATTGGAGTTATCCGTAGACAAAGTATGCTTCTTCGGAGGTTGCAGAAGCTCTTTCCTTGCTTGTTTGATATCCGCTAGTTTCTCGCTATCTCTCATAGGTAAAGTTCGTTCTGCATTGTTTCTTCCTGGCTATGGGATCTCTGACTTGATCAAGAGCTTGCGCTATCTGCATACAATCGTTCAAGTTGTTAAAGACCAATCGCTTGACCCTAATCTCCTCCAATAGCTCTATGTCTCTGATCAGTATCAAGATCAAACTATATGTTGCTATTTGCATACTTCTCATCCATAAGTTTCTTAATGTTGTCCTCTAAATCCATGTAGACAAGTGCATAGCTATCATCGTTATTGGCAAGCTGCTCATGTCTTTTGGAATAATGGAGGATTGATGCATGATCCTTGTTAAATATCGTGCCTATTTGATTAAGGGAGAACCGCCCAAGTCTTCTGGCAACGGCTGTAAACAAGGCCCGATACTTGAGATGCTCGGCTGTTGCTTTTTTATGGTGAGCAAAGTCATGCAGTGGCATTGGACTTACCTTATCAAAGAAATGCATAAACTGACCCAATGTTATACTTCCTTGATCAGCGTACCGGGATAACAGGCCTCTACCAGCCGTTTCTTTAAACGATAGATAGGTGTCTTGTAGCCTTTGACATCCTCTACTATCTGCCCCTCCTTGTCCCCGGTCATTGTTGGTGTTTGCCACTCTCCTTTCGAATTGGTGTATTGCTCTCTGTTTTCCTGTCTTACCGTGAAGTAGCGGAAGTCTGCCTTGTATTTGCATATCTTTGCCCCATTAATTGTGATTTGATACTCCGGCTGTAACTCCAGATGAGTTATCATCCCGGTCTTCTCTAGCAACTTCAGCTCTGTATAGCGTTTGGCTTCTTTTTTGCTATCGAATGTCTTGCCATCAACTGTTGTCTTGATGGCTCTGTACTTATGTTTAGTCCATGTCATTGAATATCTTCTCTGTTCTAACAATCCGTTCTCCAATCCATTTCATAACGGGAACTGCCATTGAATTACCAAGTGCCTTGTATCGAGGCCCATCCGGGCACTCATCAGCCGATTTGTTTCTGTAAGGTATCTTTGTATGCCCGTCCTCAAACCCTTGTAGTCTCTCGCATTCGGTTGGGGTGAGCCGTCTGACTTGCAGACTGTTTGCCATTGCAGGTGGATACTGTGCTTTGATGGTCGGTACTTTTTCTGTAGTCGCATCGGGTTCAGACATATTTGCGGAGAACGCAACAGAGTGTTTATCGGTTGTGTTCAGAGTAAAGCTGGTTTCTTTATCGTAGCCCCTGCCATTAATATGCATTGAGGTCGAGCCATCGCCTTGAATAGCTATAGTCTCACTGCCACCGCCCAGATCCCCCCCTTCAGCTCTGAGAGTACCAACGCCTTTGACATACTGACCAAAGCTGTTGCCCGTGTAGGTTTCTGATACCAAATTTGTTTGGTTGTTGACATGATGCCTATTCATTCTGGTCAGATTAGGCTTGTCGTTGTTTCCCCCTTCAGCATTGCCTATATACTGTGGAAAGAAGAAGCTCTCTGCTTCTGTTATCATCTGGTTGGTTACTTGTTTCTTCAGCTCTGCCGTAATGCAAGCACTTACCCTTGGAACTGTTGTGGGAATATACCAACTGCCCTCATTGGTTTCGTTCCCGGCTCGAGACATACCTGCCGCATTTGATGTCAGCGTTGGGCTTTTATGGGGTATGCCACTGTCTCTAACGCTTTCTTGAGTGTCTCGGGCAGTTCCTTCTCTCGCTTTTTTGCTCTTCGCAAGATCCCCTTGCAAGCTTTCTGGCTCAAATAATACTGACGCGGAACGCTTCCAGTCTCCAAGGTATCCGACAACAAACACTCTTCTGCGTCTTTGGGCAACTCCGAAATATTGAGCGTCAAGAACGCGGTAGGCGAACCCATACCCGAGTTCCCCCAACATTCCGAGAAAGGTCCCAAAATCTTGCCCTCCGTTACTTGACAAGACACCGGGGACATTCTCCCATACCATCCAACGTGGCTTATATTTTTTAAGAATTGCACCAAAGGTAAGCATGAGTTGTCCGTTAGGACTGTCAATTCCTTCTCTAAGTCCGGCAACGGAGAACGATTGGCATGGTGTTCCTCCGCAAATAAGGTCAACTGATCCATCTTTCCACTCCTTGTAGTTAGTCATATCACCGTAGTTTGGTACGCTCGGATAGTGATGTTTAAGAACTTCAGAAGGGAAGGGGTCTATCTCAGAGAAGAACTCAGCTTCCCAACCCAATCCTTTCCAAGCACTTGAACACGCTTCTATCCCACTGCATACCGTTGCATAACGCATCAGCTCATATCCTTGGCAAGCATACTGTCAATGACGCTGTTTAAATCGCTTGCTTTGAGCTTGTTATTATCTACTGATGGAGCAGATCGACCCATCTGTGCTTCAATCATGTAAAGCACTTGTTTATTTAGTGATCTTTTGCCCATAACTGCGAGGTTGCAGAGCTTATCATGTAGTTTTCTGTCCATTCGCAG